ATGCCTGTGCCACCTGTAAACGTAAGTGTTTCACTATCTAAATCGATAGCCAGTGCGCCACCACTATCTGCTTGGAAGTCCAAGTCCTGTGCAGTAACCTGTGAATCGACGTACGCTTTGATTGACTGTTGCGTTGCCAACGCTGTTGCGCTGTCGGATGCCATGTTGTCTTCATCGAGGATGTCAGTGACTGTGGTTGTTGGCATGGCAAGACCGTCAATGGTTGCCGTACCATCCAAGTACAAGTCTTTGAACTGCTTGCTGCTTGCACCGAGGTCAATGTCGTTAGTAGTCGTGGGTTCGATTACGCCGTCTTTGATAACAAGCTGCTCTACAGACGAACTTGATACGTCTACAGAAAACTCAATTTGATTGTTAGGGTTGTCAATTACAACTTTGTTGAGGGGCGTAGTAACACCGGGGTCGCCAATCAAACCAATGACAGGACCTTCTGCCGCTGTGCCGTCGTGTTTATGACCCGATGTATTTACAAACGCTGCAAGAACTTGGTCAAACTCATCGTTACTGTGAGCAGCGGTAATAACGTCGCCGTCAGTGAACGTGGATTGTCTGGTATATCCTGCCATTTATTATCTCCTTCCGCCCGGAGTGAACTCCAGTTGGTAGCCTTTCAATGAAATTGGTGCGGCTCCTGCCGTGTCGTCAAGTCGTACTGCAACTGTAAATCCACCACCTTCTACACTCTGACGCACAAGAGGTGTGCCTGACGAGCCATACACGGCTGTTGCATATGTTGATGATGGATTACCGTAGATAGCTACAGCAGCACCAGTATTCAGAGGGTACTGACTTGGTTGTGGTGTTTCACTTGAATTAAAATCGTATCTGATACGAAAGTTTGAGTTCACCGCACCTTCGTTATCATAGTTCCAAATGATGCGCTGCATCATCTTACGAATACCAGCATCACCCATCGTGTAGTCAGGACCTCGATAGATGGCTGATATGTTTGTCCCGTCAAACGTGCTTCCTGTTTCTTGTTTATAAACGTATCCGTCGTATCCGCCGTGAAGAACTGTTTCTACACCACTGATAAATCCAGAAGTACAATAGGCAGGTTTGATACCTCGTACATCTGCGTACTCCCAACCAACACCGCCATCAACACCAGCTTTGATAACTCCTAGCAAACCCGGAGATGACGTAGTACCCCCGCTATCATCAGGGAAGAACAAACGATACTGAGACTTTGCTCGTATGACTACGCTAGAGATGCGGTCTTTGTCGATGTTGTCAAGACGCGGCTGTATCTGTTTAGAAATCGTGCCAAGTTCAACGTCACCGATTCTTTCTGTACCAGCAATCGTACGCAGTCCGTCTGGTGCAAGATAAATCAAATCACCTGATATCTCTTGAATACTGAAGCCATCAACACAACCGATGGCACGAGTAACAGGAACTACCACAAAGTCAGATGAACTAGAACCTGCAATTTTAAATATAGAATCCTCACAGAATACAAACAGGTTTTCACGAAAGACCTTGATGCCTACGATAGGTTCGTCTACTTTTATGCTGCCTGCACCACTACCGCTAGTAAAGTTATCTTCATCAAATGGCACACTAAATATAAGTTCTTGTGGACTAGCAGACAAACTTAGGGTCAGCGGGTCTGCCAGATGCACTAACATCTGTGACAGAAGAGTTATCGAAAACAGATGCAAGGTTTGCACCGTCTACCATAATCATCTTATCTGTGCCATCAAAGTTAAAGTTTACAAAGTTGTATCTTCCTGCACTGGTGCGACCCGTATCTATGCTAGTATATCCGCTACCTGTGCTTTTAAATACAGACGTATCTTTTGCAACAATCGCTTGATTTTTGTATATGTGTACCCCAAGAATCGTACCTGTAGAACCGCCTACCTGATTAGAATCAAACTTAGTAAAGCCGTTGATACGACGGTAGCCACCGTTGATGTCTGGTTCGAAGTTTTGTAGCTGTAAAGCAGCACCGGGCGGAATAGAAAAGGTATCCTTATCTAATACCAAGCCACCACCCAGACGGACAACAAAAGGACTAAGAAGCGAGGTATCTGCCATTAAACTGCTCTCATGTAGTCTTTCTTGTTAATTAGTTCGACTCTCATACGTGCAAGACCCGATTCGTAGTCTCGTGATGCAAGCTGCGAAAACTGTACATCTGAACGGAGCATGTGTGCAAAATATCTTGCACGATTAACAATAACATCGTGAAAACGTTCTGGTATAACTGGTGTGTCTGTATTTGTAGCCATGTCTGAGGTTGTTTGATAGTAATAATAACGAACTGTGTAGGTAGCTACATCAGGAACAGGAGATAGTCCTATCTTATTGTCTGGTGTTTGATATACATACACTGGTAGACCCTGTGCATCTCCTGTTGGGTTTGTATCAATCTCATTAAAACGTTCTAAGTATTCTTCAAAAGATAAATACTGAAGAGTACGTTCTGCTGTTGATGCAGACTCTTGAATGGTAAAGCTATCATAGTCTATAGTTTTTGCATCCGCTGCACGGGAGTATTCTGCTTGTCCCGCTACAGTGGTAAGACTAAGATTTACAACTGTAAAGGGCCACTCTACTTCAGAGTTGATAATGTCCCGCTGTGCTTTATTAATAAAATCCTTTACAGATGTTTGAATACCACGAGTCGTACTGACCGTGGTAATCTCCACTTCATTAATTTCGCGTAGGACAGCATTTATTAATTCAAGATAGGTCATGTTACTCTTCTATGACGACGTACTTTTTTAGCAATCTTTTTGGGTTGTCTGGAGACTTGTTTACCTGCCTTAGTTGCTTTTCTTTTAGCACGGGTTGTTGCAGCGTACTCTTTCGCTGATAGGGACTTAATGGCCTTTTCAGGTAGATATCTTTCCCCGGTTGCTTTTGAACCCTGTGTCGACGGCTTACCACTTTTGGTACGCCACTTCTGTTTAGTCCATGCCTTCAAAGAGCGTTGGCTCTTCTTTAGTGCCATCTCTAGTCTCCTTGGTCAGCTTTACTAACGTTTCAAATCTTTCATTCGCCGAAGCATACTTCTCAACTGCTGCATCCATTTCTGCAAGCAGGTCTGGATGTTCTCCCAAAGCGACTGGATTGTTGAGGTAATTGCTGAGTACATATGTTGCATCTTTCATCTCCGCATGATATTTGAACAGTAAAGCATCGATGGCTAATTTAGATAAAGACATGTATTTCTCCAAATACTTTAGTATACTGTTCTAACTAGAAGAAGTCAACACAACAACAAACGATATCACCATGAACGCAATCACTACTACTGCTAGGGCTGTTGCTTTTGCTGCTTGCCAAAACTCGTGTTCTTTACGAGCCTGTTCTATCTTTCGTCGTCTTTCTTCTTCTTTTGCTTCCTGTATTCGTTTAGCACGTTCATTTACAATACCTGCCCACGTTCCGGGTCCAAATCTCATATCTACAAGGACAGAGACCTCACGTAGTTTTTCAGCCGCCAACTTCGCATCAATAACTTCTTGTGCAACAGAGTTTACACTAAAGGTGTCAACACCCGCTTTTTTGTTACGTGCTTTTTGGGCTTCGTGTTCCCCGCGAAACAAATCATCAATCTTACCTGCCATCTCACCAATATCCTTGGCTGTATTGATGTTAGACTTGATGAAGTCTGTGGCCTGTTTTACGAGAGCGATTCCTGTTAGTACCTCTGCTACAACCATAAATCACTCCACAATCTTTACAATATAGTTTTTACCGTCTGCACCCTTGCTAATTTCAACTGTTTTGTTTTCACAGGAGTATCGAACTGTGCCTGTATCCTTATATAAATTTCGCTCTATGGTGCGTTTAGCCTTTAAACACCTCGATAACTGCTCATAGGCTGTATGCTCTGCTACGTGACCCGAAAGGTATAGTATTAAAGTTATGGTTTCAGTGACCATTATTACCGTTTCTCATCTTCTCAAGACGGGCTTCTATGGCACTAATCCGTTTCTCATAGAACTCCAATGTTAGTTTCTGTTGTTGGTCGTGAGGTAATCGTCCTTCATCTGCCTGCACAGATAGTTCGTCTAACTGTTGTGCGAGGTGTTCGATTAGCATGAACTGCTCAGAGTCTGCTGGCAAACTTCCCATCTCACCTCTGGGCCACTTGATACGAAACTCCGTATTGTGGTCCACGTTTGACTTCATCATGGTAATGTTAGTCTCGATGGTGTTAAGACGTTCTATAATTCCGAAGTATGCCCAAGTAGCAAGAGATGCTGCTGCAACCATGCTGATGATGTTGCGAAGTGGTAACGCAACTTCTGTATTCTCGCTTAATCTTGGGGCCATTAGTTCTTATAACCGCCACCCGCTTTTTTGTAAGCAGAAGCCAGCATTTGGGCTTTTCTTGCTGACCATTGTCCCGGCCTGCCGCCTTTTCCGCCTGCCTTAATACGATTGAATATTCGTTTTCTCATTCCCGGCTTAGTATAGTTGCCAGCCTCATTAACTCGACTCTTGCTCTTCGTTTTAGGCTTCGACGATTTGCGAGTTTTTCCAACTTTCCCGCCTTTCGCTTTCTCTTCAACGCCGCTGATTTTGCCAGCGTTGGCTGTAGCATAGAAGACTTGTTCACCCTTCTTTCCCCCGTAGGTACGTTTCATCGACTGCATAATGTCTTTACCTTTCTCTGTTAGGGGCATACAAGTTCTCCAGTTTTCATAGCATTTGATAAACGGACTGCACGTTGACCTACCTGATTTGCCCAACGCGAGTCGAGCATCTCGGTGGATGCGTCAACATAATTCCCGTTGTGGATTCCAACCCACATGTTTTTAAACTTACAGAGTCGAGGAACACCCATATTGAAGGCCATATCAAGTAAAACGCGAATACGTACATCGTCAAGTCGTTTAATACACTCGTGAGCATTGGATAATTCTTTTTCTACAATATCTATGTCATTGGATAAAAGGAAACGAGCATTGGCTTCTGTTATACCCTGCTCGTATACTTCTGCTTTAAGCATGTTCATGAAAGCTAGTTCGCCATCTGTAATGCCACGGTCTTCAAGGTTCCTACCAACACCGATTGTGTCGATGCCAAGATGGTCTTGATAGACGTGCAGTTTTAAGCCCTCATGCAGAATTAACTGGTCGATAAGTGCTTCGCGGTTGTAGTTCACTTGCTGTGTACTTTCTGTACTTCAAAAGAAGCCTTTTTAACAGCTCCCTTGTGAGGTTTGTAATCACCCTTCATAAGTTTGTAGCCTTTGCCGGACTTCATCCAGTGAAAACCTTTAGGTGCTTCTATCGCCTTTTTCATTACTTACTCCTTGCTTCTCTACCTAAGTAAATACCATACACACCTGTCATAACACCCATTATAACAGATACAAATGCAGACTGCTGTGTTGTGGGGTCTTCTAGGTTCATAAACCACTCTGCACAACGCCATGACATCGCAACAGAAGCAATCATAGTTAGCTTGGCTGTAACATTAAACTGCAACCATCTTTTCCACCAATCAACCATTACTTAGTCAACTTCTTGTACTTTTCAAATGACCTCATTCCCCCCAGCCCCAACATGCCTAACAGAATAGTCATCAAGCTATCCATGTCAAATGCAGGATATGCTACAGGTGAATGACCAAGATACGCTGTAATTACATCTGCTGACGGAAATATGAGAAAATGCGCCATTAACGCAATTCCACATGTCCAGCCAATAAAGGGTCTCCAACCAGCTACGAATATGTTTTTATGCTTGGCTTCTTCTGCGTTCACAGCCAACTGGCCTTTGGCTAGTTCCTGTGCGTGACGCTCTGCCATAGTAGCAATTTCGTGAGCTAGTTTATTTTTTTGGTCTTTATCTTCTACAAACTTACCAATAAGGTCGGTAGCAGGACCTATCAGACTTGCTAACATTTCCACCTCTTCCTTGCTTGACGCAAACGGCTGTTAGGATTCTTTGCAGCTTTAGGAAATTTCTTCATCTGCCCAGCAGACCTAGCACAAAAAGACTTACGCCGTTTAGCATCTTTGCTACCCGGCTTTACTTTTCCTGTTACTGCTGTTTTTAATTTAGAACCGGGGTTTGCCTTACGGTAGGCTTTGACCCCTGCTTCTGTCATGCCAGCACCTTTTTTGGTAGCCCTAAAGTTCTTCTTATTACGGGCTGGCATTTTATCTTGTTTACGTTTAGTAGCCATTATGTTTGTATGCCCTTTTGGTCGTCAGTAACACAGGATGTTATTTTAAACACCATTGGCATTTTTTGACTTATCCACAAACCTATTAAATCTTCTGACATCTCTTCAATACGTGCCTTACATCTTTCTTCAGTCTCGTAAGGACCTCGATTGTCTGTGATAGTCATACACATTTCTGTGTTAGCTATATGGCAAGCTATTATTACGGCTGTGAACATGGGGTTTATCCCGGCAGGGTTAGATGCTTATATCATAAAAAAAAGTGTACGTCAAGGGGCAAGTTTCCCTGCCCCCCGACAATATTATTAGGCAAATGTTGCCGCAGTTTCTGCAGTACCAAGTTCTGCAATAACCGCAAAGACACGAACCTTACCATCGAAAGTTGCTGTGTTAGCAATCAAGTCGATAGTATCAGCAGCGGTATACAGCTTTGCTGTGCCTGCTGCGTTGTTGATTTCGTGGCCTGTTGCTGTGCCATCTAGAGCAGCAACGTACAAATCATCATCAGCATCATCACCTAAGTCAAGAACTGGTGAACCAGTTGATGCTACAGTGAGGACTTCCACACCTGCCATAAGAACAAGTGTGTTAGCTTTCATTTCGAATACTTCTACTGAGTCAGAAGTAGTCAAGCTAGTTGAAGAGAAGTCTAGTACGACTTCAATGATTTGAGGCTTGATGCCCAGTGGGACACCTGCGACAGCACCAGTTACAGTATAAGTAGCCATTACTAAGTCTCCCTATTAGTCAGTCTTAATGACACCTTGAACGATTGCTTCTGGGCGAATGACCTTACGACCAAACACATGAAGACCACGAACGATGTCACTAAAAGTTTCAGTTGAACGTACAACTTCAGTCTTCGCAATGTGCGAAGCAGTTGCAGTTGAGGACATGTGTCCAGCAAGAACCACAAAGTCATTTGTAGTATCTTGTGAGTTGATAGTCACAACGTCAGTTCCTGAATTGTTCAGAGCAGTAGACTTGTAACAATTAAAACCAGCAATGTTGCCAGCCATTACAAGACCGTTCCGGAGAGGCGTAGTGCCATCACCAGTTACCTGAACCTCTGCGAACTTAGCACCAGCTTTGAACGCATTTTCATAGAAAATTGGAGGTGCTACAAACCAACGGTTCTCTTCTGGAACAGTTGAGTCGTCAAGGATACGAGCCATAGTCATAAGCAAGTTTACAGCAGCGTCTTCGTTACCACTACCAGTGATATCGATAGGTGCGCCAGCAGTACCAACAGAAGTGCCGGTATTACCAGCGTTGTCTGCCATGTTTTGCAAGATGTTAGCATCGTACTTACGCTTCAGCGAGTATGCACCCGATGAAGTAGCAAGAGCCTCGAAGTTAACGTGAGACTGACGCTCTTCGATGTCGTCAATCTTAAACGCAAATGCGTTTGCTTGGTCAACAACCATAGTAATCTGGTCATCTGCTAAGTCCTGTGGGTTTACCACGGAACCACGAGCGTATGAAGACACAGTGATTGTTGGCTCTTTAATGATACGTACTGTATCGCCAAAGTTTTCAATTTCGCCAGCGTAGTCGGTATTAGTAATATCTTCTGCAACCGAAGCACGACGGAAGAATTTGAGAACTTTTTGGCTAAAGATTTCCGGGGTAAAGTTCCCAGAAGGCAGGTTATTATGACCTGATGCGCTATTAAAAGCCATTGTTCAATCCCTTCCTTTGAGGATTAAGAGTTATAGTCGATTCGCCCCTCAGCCCTTGCAGAGTCAATTTCAGCTTCCGCCTTTTCAAACTCCCAAGGTTTCATCTTGGCGATTTGCGAAGCCTTGAAGACCTTCTTACCCGCGTTGGGGTCCGTAGATACTTCTTTAGCAGCGGGTTTAGTAACAGCTTCTGCTGCACTTTCCTGACGCTTAGACTTCTTTGTTTTTGTAAGACCAACATCGGCCTTATAAAGGTCGACGACACGAGCCGCCCATTTTGCATCGGTATTGTTTTTGTAAATACCATTTGCTAATGTAGATGGCTGCTCTTCGAGCCAACCCAAGAACTGGTCTGTAGCCTTGAGTTCATCAAAGTCTGGGTGTAACCGAAGGAGTTCCTCGTAGGCTTTCTCCTTTTCTAAGTTCTTTTCCCGTTCTTTGATTGTGCCAATCTCGTCACGGAGTTTTGATACTTGCGACTCTGTTTGCATAGATGCAACAGTTTGAACCACTTCAAACACATCAGGGTAACGTTCCTTAAACTCGTCTAGTTCTTCTTGAGTTCTCGGCGGTGTAACCCCCCTTGGCATTTCAACAGCACGGCTATTCATAGTATCTCGAAGACTCGCGATTTCTTCTTTGAACTCGTTTACCTTGCTATCGTAGTGTTTCTTTAAGTCGTCGTATCTTTTCTTGTAGTCGTGTTCCGCTTCCTTTGTTTCCTTTTGCGGAACGAAACTATCACTTTCCTGAGTAGCCGCTTCTTGTTCAACGGGGTCAGTTGTTTCTTCGGATGCTTCTACTTGTTCGTCTTCTTCATCCTTATAAACTTCGTCGCGATATTTTCCACGATACAGTTCTTTGTTGTTAGTAACTCCGAAAGAGTCGTTTGGTTTATTGGCTCTGTGGCCTTTTACTTTTGCCATTTGTTTTACCTCATGATGCGGGGCTACTTGGCTTGTAGGTAGCCGCTTCGGTTACGTCAGGGCCGCGTTAGCGGGTAGCTGACAAATTAGTATTTAAGAATGATTCATCGCCTTGTAGTGTTGCATCTCCCATTGTTTTAGGTGCAAACACTGTGCCGACCATTTCTAAGATTGCTAGCGGAGGTGTGGCTTTTGTAGCTACCTTAGAGATTGCTCTGCCTGCAAGTTTACCTGCAGACTTAGGGTCGTTCTTAAATGTTTCTATAAAATTAACTTTTGATTTATCATCATGGAACACTTGTTCCTGTAAAAACATCACCATGCTTTCCAAGGAGCGTTCACCTGTTTCGTAAGCCTTTTTCATGTTACGTATAAAACGTACGTTCTTGTTCAACTCTTTTTTAGGCATCTTTGAGAAGTATTCGTTTTTCTTCGATGCGTTTACTTTCCACGCTTCTTCCACACCTTCGAATAACTCATCTATCGTAACCTTGCGGCTAAGAATCTGCTGATTGCCCGGTCCGCCATGTACTGCGTACCTACGCGCTTTGTCTACAGACGGAGTGTGAAACTTGCCTACATTGGTGTCATCGTAGCCGTACTTGATTGTGGACTGCGCTTTGTTGGGGTCGATTGGCTCACCGCGATAAACTGTTACTTTGTCACCAGATGCGTATCCGGGCCTATCAAGCATACCACCCTGCGCTGCTTCTTGCAGACGCTCCTTGGTTTCTGGCTTACCACGATTATTGATTTTTTTGAGTCTGTCGTAGCCGATGATTTTAGCGAGGTATGGTGCAACCGTTACTTCACCACGAGAGATAGCTACATCTATTAGTTTAGTAGAGTTTTCTGAATTGTCAATAGTAATACCGCGTCTAACTGCTTCTTTTTGTGCATCGTTCAACATTTTCTTGATGTCTTGCTCTCCCGCGAACTCTACTGCGGCAGCGTTGATAACGAACGCACCCTCTGGCATCTGTGTTTCTACGTCGTCTGCAACAGTCTGTTCTTCGGGTACTTGACTAGGTGGGCGGTCAACAAAGCCAGACCCCATCCCTGCAGCTATCCCGCCTACTGCCATGCCGACTGTTCCGCCAGCAGCGTACTCATCCGGGTCTAAACCTTCGAAGTCATCAACGTTATCGAACGAAGATTCTCTGCTAGGACCGCTAGAAGAGATGGTGGGTCCTTCATCATCACTGTCATAAAAGTCCCCAGCTAAACGCTGCCGTCCAGCTTCAATATTACGTTGTCTCTGCGCTTCATCTGCCCTACGCTGTTCGTCCTGCCTACGCTGCTCGGCTCTATCTGCAGCAATCTTATTTTTCTCTGCTTGAATGAGGTCTGCTAACTTCCCTTTACCTGCACGAGCATCATTAATAATATCCTGCATACGGTCTTGTTCAGCTTTTGTAGTCCACCCAAACTCACTTTTAGCAAGTCTATTTCGGTCAGCAGCATTGGCGTATTTAGAATAACCAACACCGGGTGTATAATATTTACCGTCTGCTGTGTAAAATCCTTTAAGACGATTGTTTGGGTCTGTAAAAACACCCCCTGAGTCTTCGACACTAACATTAGCTTTGAAGTCGCCAAAGTCAGTAAGACCTGCTTTACCACTAAAACGGTAACTCTTAGGAATGAAACCTTTGGAAAGAGCTTCTAGGTCTTTTATCTGATTGACAGACATACCCTGTAAGTTACCCGTATATCCTCTAGCACCGGGTCTACGGGTGATTCCCATTCCGCTGCCAAACTGCATGGCAAAACCCGTGTCTGAGTATTTAAACATATCTCCGGGCATACCTCTTGCAGCACTTTCTGCTGCTCTAATCTGAGTCATATCTTCATACTGCTTGGCATGAACCAAATCTGACACCACACCAAGAGGACCAGAGGGACGGAACGACGTTGCACCAAAAGCATTTTTAACTGTATCACCAGTAAGGAGACTGCCCACTGTGCCGAGTCCGGTCATAGCAAATACCCCAGCCATAGCCTTCGGTATACCTTCAGCAACCCTCTTCTTTACCCCCGCAAAACCTTCTTCACGCAACTCAGCAAACTCTTCAGATAGAGTCTGCGGCGCATCTCTAACAGCCTGTATACCTTCTCTAGCTTCTACGCCCAAAACACTAAGGTCTATGTCACGGTAATTACCCTTAGTAAACGGTTCGTAAATACCACTAACAAGATTTACACGGTCCATCTGCCCATTATTACGAAGATACTCGGAGTAAGTAGCATACTCTGATGTGTAATTCTTATAAGCATCCGCCCCATACTTAATGCTACTAGCACCTGTTGTTGCCTCGCCATCTGTAAAGGTAGGGTCACGCAATACGTTAGTAACTGCCTCACTCTCGTCTACGCTATCTTGTTCCTCTGGTTTAATTTCATCTCCAACTTCAGGCGCACCTACCTCAATGTCAGATTCTTCACCTAAACCCGGCAATCCTAGAAACTGATTATAAAAATTGACTTTGCGTGAACCATACTCTTCTTGCGTCAGTTCTTTCTGACCCACGTACTTAAACCCACCAGTATCGGTAGGGTCAAAGCCCAAGCGTGGTCCCATCCCAATGTCAATTCTGTCAACCATTCTTAACTATCGCCTCGTAATTACTCTTCAGCTTGAGGAGCATTTCCACTAAAGCCAGCTTCCCCTGCACTTGGCGCAGTTCCGACTCCGATTGTGCCGTTACCACGGCCCGAATCATCGATTCCCTGACTTCCTGCAGGTACTCCTCCATCAGGGGCCATTCCTTGTTGTTCACCAGCGGGGCCAGCTTCTGCGCTTGCTGCTTGTTGAGCATTTGCCATCATTCCTTGTAACATTTTCGCATAGAGTTGTGCTTCGTTGGCATCGTTTACCAGACTATCAGGGTCGATGTCCTGTGATATTGCCAACTCCCTCATCAGGTTGGGTATCTTGACGAATGGAGCTAACATTGGATTTGCTACGGTTTGCAGCAGAGTTGTTAAACGCTGACTGCGAACTTCCTTCTGCATAACAGCCGCAACACCCCTTGGTTTTATCTCTAAGTCGCCTACTATGTCCGGCGCATCGTTGTTGAACTGCATGTTCCATTGAAAATACGCCTCTCCTAGTGGTTTTAGCAACATATCATCTATGTTCTTTACAACCGTCTTCATAGACAGCCCTGCAGACCCCATCAGCATTGATAGACCTGCTGCGGTACGTCCTGTACCAGTAACACCTGTCTGACCGTGCATAATCGATGGGATACCTGTTTCCTCATCAGCTAACTGTCGGCTAATCTGATACATCTGTAGGTTCTCACCTGCAGTGTTAGGAAACTTTAAGCCGTTGATTGCTGTGCCAGTAACACCCGACTGACGGCGGAATATCTTGCCGGGGAAGATGTCCATGTTCTGACCCGGTACAAGACTAGCTTCATCCACGTCAAACACAAGGTTACCCGCAAGTGCTAGATTATCGATTGCCATCCGAACGTGACCGTTCATCAGCTTCTGTGCATCTTCCATGTTCTCAGCAACGCCAACACCCCATAACTGGTATGGGTTGACTTCGTATGGGAACACCTGATACGGAATACGGGCTGGGGTGAATGGGTTCAAGACACAGCGCAGAATCATGTTTCCGCAGACCCAAATGTTTACCTGAAGCTCATCGAACTCAGACATCATGTCCGCTTCTTCAAACCCTGCCGCCTTTGCAAGTTTAGAGTCGAGAACACCCCAGTATTCTAGAACCTCGTAGCGGCTTTCAGATACGTATGGCTCGGTTTCATCCTCACGAATAGTATCCTCGTAATATTTGTCCTCGTAGTTAGGACCTTTCGCCAAGCACTCTTCGATAGCTTCTGCGATAAAGTGCGGACGCTTAATTAATGCGCGGAGTTGCTGACGATTAAATCTGTGACGTTCTACGACGTATTCACAGTCATCTATGCTGGTAGCTGACGGGTCAGGGTGGAAGTCCCACGCAGACACCATCTCAATTCTAGGTACAACCTTTTCATACGGCTGATACTCACGTTCGCCGTCATCGTTGCGGCCCCACTGATGGACACGCTTATAGAAGTTAAAAGGTCCCTTGACAATACCTGTGCCAAGAAGGGACGATTCAAATATAGCATTACGAAATACGTTTACTGCGTTAGTGTCGAGAAGCTGGTCATGGATGACCTTTTCCATATTCATTGCTGCAATCTGTGCTGGGCTAATCTGTGGTTCGCCCATCTTTGCAGGTCCTTCAGCAAGGGGCAACTGCCCGTACTCGCCCTGAAGACCACCAAGGAAGTTGCTGGATGGTTCTGCACCCAATGCTCCCGGCAACATCTCTCGTCCGTCACCAGCAAAACCGTAGGGGTCTTGCGTCTGGTCTAGAGGTGTCTCCATGTGAGCAAACTCCGCAATCCCTTCGGGGACCGGAGTGTGTTGCACAACCAGCGGAAACTTCTTGTTGGCAAAAAGAATATCTACAATTTGACCATACGCTGCCAAAACCTTTGTCTTGGTAATCCTTACGAATACCTTAGACCGTTCTGAGTCACGATAGGCTGTTGTAGAATCATACACACCACGAAAGTTCTTGTAGGCTTGCAACCAACGCTGCTCATGAGAGTAACGCCCGTTTTCTGCTTCTTCGAACTTTTCTTTTACATAGCCAGCAAGACCCGGAAAGGTCTCTTCTGGGTTGACTATTGAGATAGAGGTGTCATCTTCAGGTTGAAGGAAATTATCTTCTGACATATCTTAGTAATCGCGTTCTTCAGCCATTTTCATTACGTTAGGGTCTACTGCACCCTTAGTTGCAACTTTTGGCATGTCTTCAGTCAAAACACCTTGAGCAGTCTTGGTGTCAAACTCTAAACCTTCACGGTAAAGCTGGTCTGCACCCATCTGGTCATCAACAGAGGTGTTTGGTGAGTTCATGATGTAAGCTGCCCCATAATTGTAATTATTACCCGGCATTTTCATCTCCCGTTATCTAGTTAAGAAGCCTTGGTCTTGATTGACAGGGGCGGCTTCGGGTCCTCTGTCAATATCTACGAAGCCAGTGTCTCTCTGAACCTCTGCCATAGCGCGGTCTTCAGGAGTTAGTTCACCACTAGCTAATTCTGTGGGTTGCATAATCATGCTCACCGCTGCACCGGGTCCCGCGCCAAGACCTCGTTCAAGAAGGACTTCCTTGCCGAGTTCGGCGGCAGTTGCTACAGGTTCTTCGATGAACTGACGAGCAGTCTCTAGGGCTGCACCTATGCCAATCGCTTTAGCTGTCTTTCCAAGGAACCTGCTTAACAAGCCCGTTTTCTCTAATTGATTTTTAACTTCTGGGTTCTGGTCTAAATAATCAGATAAGTCAGCGGACGCAGAAGTGGATTCAATGTTGAGTCCTGCTTTTATCTTTGCACGTTCTTCTTTGCGAATCTGTTCTGCTTTTAGACGACGTTGTTCTTTGGAACGAATGGCTTCCTCATCTAGGTCACCCATCTGGGTTTCTAGTTCGAGGCGTTGCTTCTGTGCAGTTGTAGCAGCCAGCTTCAGTTCCTGACTACGGGCTTCGCGAACATCTTCAATCAGGTCGAGGTCGGCATCTGTTAAAGTCCCTTGAACCTGTGTACCAACAATCTCTGCACCCTTTGGGATAACGGCAAGTTTAGGTGCGCCTTCGATAGTTAAACCTTTTGCTTGGACACCCATAGACGCTGGCAACTCATTTAGGGTAGATAGCCCGAGGACTTCACCGTACATGTTTTGCAGCGCACGTAGGGCTTGCTTGGCTGTGGTTCCCTCGCCCGTAATAATCTGAGATGCGTAGTGCTTACGGGTGATTGACTTCATACCGTCCACGGTGTCGTCAAACGACTTGTGACCCATAATTACACTAGCTTCTTCTCCATATCCTAACTCGTTCGCAATAATGGATGGGATAATCTTACGAATATCAGATGCGCCTTGAAGAGGCCGTCCCATGTCTTTTTCGAAGGGCTTGAACCTATCAGATATACCGCCCTCTATGTTGATGGCCTTCGACATCTTAGTAGTGCTGGTATTGAACACTGTGTCGCGACCTTCTTGACGGGCAACGTCAGAAGCATCACGTAGTATTTCTAAAGCAACCTCTGGTAGGTCTAACTCGTTACGAATCTTGTTTACACGACGGTAAGCATCCTTGAAAGAGCCTGTTTCAAAATCGATATCATCAATCTTGATGCCAGCAACTTCACCGGGACGCAGAGGCACTAAAGCATTGAAGGCAACTGCTGCACGAGTTTGAGGGTCAGGTATGGCAGCAATACCTTCTGTAAGAGCCTTGAGAGATTGCTTGGCTTCTGGTACACCCTTGAAGGCTTTTGTACGACGTGCTTGCTTGGCTTTCTCTAAGCCCAGTCCTTTTCTAGCTTTACCCTCTGCACCAAACACAGTAGTATATGGGAAAGGTGTGTCTGCAGCAGAAGCAGCAGCCTTCAGTTCGTTCTCAATAGTATTCAAGCTTGTGAAGTTTGATTCTGAGCCAACTTCGTTTAGCTTAGTGAGAAAGTCTGTATCCTTTATCGAATCCCACGGCGAATCCATAGTAAGACCTGCAGCTTCTATATTCTTACGAAGTGCAGCGGGTACTTTACGAATGTCAAGAGCCTCACCAACGGTAAGGCTTTTGTTTTTAATCTTGTCTGATAAACTTGCCACAGATTTTCCTTTTACCGCTACTGGCTCGTTTGCTGCCGCTGTGGGTTTTCCTGCTACTATGTTTTTAGAAGCAGAAGCACCTTTCTCCTGCATCTCCATTGTACTGCCAAACTTCTTTTCGTAAGCGTCAAAGCTATCTACGTCAAAAAGTTCTGGGGACTCTAAAGTTAACGCCCTTGCAATACCAAAAAATGCGTTTTCATCTGCTAGAGGAAAACCATTTGGAAACTGTTTCATAAACTGTATAGTTTGTTCCGCAGTCAGTTTTTTAGGTACTTTTATGTTCGCGTTAGGGTTGCCCCCCTCTACTATTAAATCTTCTTGAACAGTTGCGAACTTTTGAAGTTCTCGTATCTCTAGACGTAATGCGTCTATCATAGAGGATACAGTAGATTTGTTTTTACCTATATCTGTTGGATTATCCGCCATCAGTATCCAAATGTCCCGTCAAAAGGTTGGAACGCCTGTTCTTTTATGCCTTGCAAAGTTTTGTGAATTGATGTATAACCAGAAGTGCGAGTCATAACCATATAACGGAGTGCATCATATGCGTGGTCTTCAGCTTTGGTATCTACATCTTCACTGTTTGTTTTCGACAGTGGTATTCCCGACAGTTGCGCTGTGGTGTGTTTACATGTCGAGAAGATGCGTAAACGCGGTTCTTTGGTGTACGGGTCATCTGCCAATCTTCTGTGCAGTTCCATCTTGCCTTGAAGTCGGTTACGGTCAGATGGTGTCCAGCGTACCCCTGCCCTCATCATAGTTTCTGCGATAGATGGGCCGAATCCTGTTTTGTTCCAGCACGAAGCATCTAACACGTTATAGTGGGGAAGAGGGTCAAGTTCTTCCATTTGTAGTATTTTATCAGCCAACTGCTCTGCTGTCAAGTGCTTGGCATATAGCTCACGATAGACCCAGATGTTGTTGTCCCAATCGATTGCACCCCACAGGACACAGGATGGTGAAGCATAGCCATAGTCAGCGGCTCGTATACGGGGCCAGTTGAAGGGCATCTCAAACGGTTCAACGACATGACGAACTCGTGAGAACTCAGGAAAGGCTGCGCCTTCCGCTACATCCCAATCTCCGTCTAACAACCTACGACGTTCGACATCTGGCAACGAACGCAGCATAGCTTCGTACTGCCCGTCTGCCATCAAGTACGGATTATCTGTTAGACGTGCGGGTACGAACTTGCGGTAGAAGAGTGGCTGTCCGCCCTTCTCTGGGTGTGTGTCAGGCCAAAGAAACGTTTTGCCCGTCTCCGGGTCATACGCTGGAAAAGCCTTATTTGCCTCGTGCTTGTCGATATACATTTTTTTAACCCACCAGCCGCCGACACCACCGGGGTTGGCAGTGCAGCGCATACATAGGTTTTTTTGCAACTCTGGGTCTGTAGAGCGAAGACGCGAACGCAGGTAATCCCAAACATAGCTACTCGGATATTGTGTTATTTCATCGACGCCTATCCAGTTGAAAGCCTGACCTTGGAAACGGGTCACATCTTTGTCTCTGTCTAGGTAAGTAAACCACATGGTTGCCCCAGAGGGGAAGACCCATGTAGATTTAGATTCCCGATAGATTGCGCCGGGAAACGCTTTGGGGTAAAGCTGCTTTGCTTTATCAATCAGTTCAGTTAATTCGTCCAGAGTCCGACGGAGAAGTAGACCACGGTGATTAGAATTGTGACAATACCGGAGAGGGTCAGCAAGCAAGGCAAAGCTCTTTCCACCCCCTGCTGCACCGCCATACAGTACGTCCTGCTCTGGGGCAGACAGAAACTCTTCTTGAGGACCTTCATTAGGTTGGAATATAACTGGTGTATCATCTATTAACTCTTGCACGGTTGCTGGGAGATTAGCAACGTCGTTACCATCTACGACCCGCGAACCTGTGCCGTTAAGCGCGGTTTCTACCTTCTTCGCACTTTTCTTTAGTTTACGTGCGTAGCTGGCTTTGTCCTGCGCTTTCTTCTGGTGTTTTTCTTTTGATTTCTCAGCCTTGCGAACACGAGCTTGTAAGGCCCTTCTTGCACGTTCGGCACGAGATAGGTTGTATATAGCCTTGGGTGCGTTAGGGTCCTTCTTGGGCCTACCGCGCTTTTTCGGCTGAGTTTCCTGCTTTTCTTCCACGGGATTCTTTCATGCCACCAGACAATGCTGATTTAACTTCAGTCTCTTTACCTGAAATAAAACCTATGTCCATAGCGTTTCTAATATCTTCGATGTATTGTCTTTTATCTTCGTCTGATAAACTTGTACCGTCTTCGTTTTTTCCTGTATTAAGAGCTTTAATAGCAGGGTCCAAACGGGCATTTACCATATTACTCTGTTGTTGTCCCATCGATTACTACTTCCTTCTTTGGTGGCAGCAAGACCACCCCGTGGACTGCCTGTACATTGTGATTCATTGTTTCTTGCTTACCAAGACCAACTCTATTTAGTATCGCTTCTGCTGCACGTAGCTTTAGGTCGTCCCCACGCTCGATAACTGGCGTGTCAACTAACTCTACCATCTTGTTTGCAGCCTTGAGGGAGTTTCCCGCCAACACCGCACGGGTGCGTTCGACGATTTCCTCAGCGAGGGTGTCACGTAGCCACGTAACAGACCCACGGGAGTATCCTGCGAGTTCTGCTGCTTGGTTGAAGTTGCCGTTAGATTCAAAAAGGGCTGTCAAGAAGTTTTCTTGCTTCTCAGACAACTGCTTTTTCTTAGCTTGTTGTACTAAATTCATTAGATTTGCCTTGGAGTGTTGCTGGGAAGCGTTCTGTCACTCGGTTTCTGCCTGTTTTAAAAAAGAACTAGCGTTATGGGTGAGGCGAACCAGCGTTTTGCAACCCCAGCAACCTCATTATGGTAACAATATGGTGTATTGTCAACTGTTTTACCTAAGAATTATAAAAAAAATTACGTGAAGTGCATTTTTGGGGTTGACGGATTCGTCAGACGACCCTACAATGGCCTATCAGCCGCCGGGTAAACCCCCATATACCCTGCAGGGCTACCTTACACGTTCGCCGGGACCCCTTGTCGGGTCCCTTTTTGTTATCTGCAGGGTTACCTTACACGTTTGCCGGGAAGACCGCCGGGAAACCTATACCAAAAACCCCCAAAATACAAAAAATATGTCGGGATTGCATAGCAAATGCAGGGGGTCCCCCGTGGCCCATGCGTACCCGTACGGGGACAAATATCTTTTTGTCCATCGCTGATGTCGTAGCGGTTGACCTTCCCGACAAACTAGCCCAGCAACACCGCACCGCACCCCGCAACGGTTAACACGCCCGCACCCGCCCGCGTCCGCGTTTTGTCATTTGTCATGATAACGATATGGTTAAACCTAAAGGGTAGGTTTTACGGTTAATATAACATGCTTACACGGGCAAACACACCGCCCCATAAACCCAACCAATACAACGCCTACAGCATTATTCTGGTTGACCCCATAAAAAAAGCCCCACCGGATAGGCGGGGCAAGTTTCGCGGGAGAAATAAGTTCAGCCTAGAATAATCCAGACTGTCAGTAGATAGGTGAGTATCTCAAGCGGTGTCATTATTTACCACCTTAACATCCGCAAGGGTCTTGGTGTGCTTTTCAAACGAGAACATAGTTATTCCCGCATTACCAAGCAAGGTTTCTAAGACTCCCATTTGTTTATTAATGACATTGACCAGCTGAGCGATAGCGATAAGGTCTTCATGCGGGATGACCGCAAACTCTTCTTTGTTCTCTTCGTTTACGTTAAAGTTGAAAGCTTCTTTCTTCATCGGTTTTACCTTTCTAGATTGGCGGGGATTGCAACAGCGCAACCCCCTATAGGTTTGTTTTAGACCAGTTCGACGGATAGTGTCAATCTATCTCTGAACACATTCTGCATACGTTCTTCGAGATGATTCTCGCACCAGCAATCAATATATTCATCAATTTTAGAATCAAGCTCACTGGTAATCATATCTTCAACATCGCTTTCTGTGATAGTTTCATGTTCATTCGAAACAACGTTTTTGATTTCCTGCTGGATAACTTCCCGCAAGCTATACAAGGCTTTTGCTTCAGTATCGGTCAAGGTGATTGTGCAACCGTTGCCGCTAGTGATGTCTTCCTCTCTTGGTAACATGACTAAGCCCCCAACTTATACTTGCGCTTTTTGCGTCCGGTGGTAATCGTCTGGACATTATAGCCAGCGTTGCGAATTGCTTCGATATGCTTATGAACAGCCATCTTCGACTTTACATCAGTATTCCGCAAGATAGTGTCCAAGGTGACCGGATAAGGCCGAGTGACAAGCACCTTCAAAACCTGTTTGGTTTTAGGCTCAAGCAAGCGAGTTCCCCCAACAACTGGTTTTCTTCTTGCTGGCTTTTCATCCGCAAAGACATGAGCAAGCAAACGGTGACCAGCCTCTTCCTGTTCTTTCCGGTCTTGGGCAAAACCCCGCAAAGCTTCATTAAGATAAGTCCGGGCTTTCGGTGTGGAATACACCCAAGCCAAGCCGATGTTCTCAACTATAAGATTTCTGGTTTTAGTTTTCATCGCTTTTTCCTTTCAGTTTAGTTGGCGATAAATATAGCATAGATAATCATGCACAGAAGAACAACAGTTATTGTTCGATAGATAACGTATAGGGCTTCCATCAAGCGGCAACCCCTTCCAATGATAACCAAGCATCACTGGTCAGAACATCCCTCACCTTGTCCGCACGTTGACGCTGTAC